CGGAGAGGGGAGTGCAGTCGAGTAGCTCAATGAAGCCGTTGCTTGTCATCACCCATCCCCGGAATAGGTAATGGGGTTCTTCACCGGCCCGCGCAGAGGGTAGAAGGCTAGGGCGTCAGCGCCGGGGGGATCGAGGCGGAGATCCCACCAGGCGTCATCGGGGATCGAGAGGGAGGAGGCCTCGGGGAGTGTCAGCTGGATGTGCCACTGGGTGGCCGGGGTCGTGATGACGCGGTTCAGCCAGGTCAGCGTGATGTCGAAGTATTTGACGGTGCGGTCTTGGTTCCAGATTTGAGCGGCAGCGGTGTAGCCCGTAAGGTCGGCGTACTGCGTATCTGATTTCAGACGAAACAGCTTGCGCAGTCCGACTCGCTGGGGGATTTCGAGTGGTGCGTAAGCGGCGCCCATTCCGGTGGTGGTCGATTGGCCAGTCTAGAGCTGTCGGTTGGATGAGTCAGCTGATCTCGGTGCGGAGTCGAACGGGGCTGTTGATCACGAAGTTGGCGGAGCCCCGGAGGAGGTCGTCGGGCGAGACAGCCAAGGAAGATTCAGTCAAAAGGATGGTGGCGCTGTAGTACAGACCACCGTTGAAGAAGGTGCGAGTGGCGCCGCTGCAGGGCTGCAAAGTAGAGCTGCGTTTCATGATGAACTTGGCTTCGGCCTTAGCGCCTCGGGAGACCATCATCACCAGGCGCAGGAGCTCGTCGGAGCTGAAGCTCGAGCCCCCGGTGTAGCTGCGCAGCAGGAAGTCGATGGAGCCGGAGCCGGAGACGATGACCTTCTCCGAGGACGAGTAGTTGTCACCGACGGCGCCGGCCTCGACGGTAGGGCTGGAGATGTTGAGGGTCCACTTGTTGAGGTCCGCCGGAATGACCCAAGCCTGGGCGGTGGCAGCTGCGCTGTAGGCGGTCGCCACCGAGGGGTAGGCCCGGATCGGGGTCTCGTAGGGGACGGTCGTGGACAGCAGCGGACTGAGAGCTGTGAGTTGGCCCGCCGTGGCGTGGCCGCAGATGACCAGGGGGCCGACCGTCAGGCCGGAGAGGCTGAGGCGGCTGGAAGCCGTGTTGTTAAGGGCGCCCTCGGGGGTGCTGTGGAAGTAGAGGCGATCGAGGGGGTCGCGGTAGAGGTAGGCGTCCAGGGAGCCGCCGCCGTGGACGATGGTGATCGCGTCGCAGGGCCACCAGTCCGGGCTGTTGACGGTGATGTAGGAGCTGGTCTTGTTCAGCGCCGCGGCCGGCAGGAGAAGGGGTTCAGGGGCTTCGCGGCGGAACTCAAGCCCGCCTTCACGACCGAGGAGGTTCATGGTGCGCGGGTGGATCAGGTATTACTGATGGTCAGAACTGACGCGGCCACCGAGAACGTGCCTCCGGCGGACGTCTTGTCCACCGTGAAGTCGTTGTAGCCGATGAGTTCGTCGGCTGAGCTAGCGCCTCCACGAGATTTATAGTAAACAGCGCCGCGGGCGGTGATGCTGCTGGTAGCCCAAGAAGCAGCTGAGAACGTGAGGGTTACGACGTGCGTTGTAGCATTTTTGGCTACAGTGCATGTGACAGTAGTGCCTCCTGTGGTATAACCAGTTCCACTCGATTCATTTGTTACATCGGATCGCTTTAGGTGAGTGCCTTTGTTTGGAGTGTAGGAGCTTGTAACGAGCAAAGCCTTAAAGGTATCATTGTCTGAATCGATGGCTCCTGTAACGAGGTCGTACAGGGCGCTGTCGTAAATGAGGCTGGCCATTGAGCGACGTGCTTATGCACCAGGCTAGCGCTCGGAATCGGTTGGGTAATCAGGTAGGACGACTGAAAGTGCCCGTCGGTTTACCTGTAACCTGCATCGAGACTTGGACTGCAATAAGGTCGCCGAAGGCGATGCCGGGTGAGACGCTGGTGATTAGGCAGCTGCATTCCAGAGCCAGGGCTTTGGCTGCGAGGTGGTTCGCCGGGACTACACCGCTGTAGAGGCGGTCAAAGACGATGGTGATCCCCGAGGGCGAGGGTTGATCCGCAAGGATCATGTCGAAGAGGGTGATGGCGGTGGCGTCCTCGGGGTCGAACAGGATGGTGGCCGAGACGGTGCTGGTGCGGAGGCCGTGGGTGAAGGTGTTGTCCCAGGAGTCGAGGACGGTGGTTTCGAGGGCGGCCCGGTTGATCTGGGGCTGGATGTTGCGGACTTTGCCGATGCGGGTGCCGTTCAGGCGGAGCTCGGCGGTGGCGCTGGAAAGGATCATGGCTCAGCTGTCAGGGAACTCAACGGTGGGCGGGGTGAAGGTGCTGGTGTAGCGGGCGACCCCTTTGGTGATGCGGAGGTCGTCTAAGTATCCATTCAAGTAATAGGAAGCACTATCTGCCACGCGCCCGATTACGCAATAGTTGACGCTAAGGTTGATAGAGAGTGTAAAGCTAGTGGCGTCCTGTGTTCCATCAATGTAAAACCTCCAAGTTGTGCCAGAACGAACCAAGGCAATGTGTGACCATTGATTTAATGGCACAGATGCAACGGTTGTGCCTCTGAAGCTCCCATTGCTGAAAAGAGTTAGATTCCTATTGGTATCCAGAATCCAGACGAAGGCATTGGTACGAACGCCGTTCCCGCTATCCAGTGTGTCAGAGTCGTAAATTGCGGAACCAGGTGATGCCGGCGCCGCGCTTATGTAGATCCAGGTTTCAACCGTAAAGTCGCCAGTCTCAAAGGCAAAGGCAGCGTTCGCGGGTGCGGTCAAGTAATCCCCGCTGCCATCAAGTGCCGCAGCCGCTCCGCCAAACTTGGATTGCGCTGTGCTGACTTGTGCGTTCCCGTAAGCAGTGATTGTGCGAGCTGCGCTGCTGTTGTCCGTGAATGTGGTCGATCCGTTGCTGCCATTCGCGTGCAGCAGCAGGGAGACATTAGAGAAGTAGGCGTCCGTGGCGACAGGGCCTCCATCAGGGAACGCAGCGGTGGGCAGGGTGAAAGTGTTGGTGTACCTGACCATTTTTGTGATTCGAACATCGTCAATGTATCCTTGGAAGAAACTGCCTGGTGCGTTCCAATTCTGTGCACCAATTAAAACTTTGCCGCTGGCATTGGTCAAAGAGACGCCGCTGTCGCTGCCAATCAAAGAACCGTTGAACCAAAGCTTAATTCCCGTTGAAGGGTCATTTGTCAAAGCTACGTGATGCCAAGTATTTGCGGGCACGTCCGAAAGCGGAGCAGTTACCACGGAATTAGTGTTGTTTGTATAAATATAGAATCCAGTTTTGCGAACTTGAATGGTCCAAGAAAAGTTTGATCCATAAGTTGATTTATTGATAAGGTCTCGCCATGTAGTGTCATAGGTCGTCATGTAAAACCACAGCTCAATAGTGCAGGCAGTGTTGAGCTGTGCCCAGGTGCCGTCATCGATCATCAAGTAATCCCCGCTGCCATCAAACGATGCAGAAGCGCCGCCCCACTTGGATTGCGTAGTGCTAACCTTTGCGTCGCCGTAAGCGGTGACAGTCTTGGGCGAAGCGCTGCTATCTGTAAATGTGGTGCTGTTGTTAGCACCGTCCATGTGAAGGAGTAGCTGGACACTGGAGAAGTTCGTATCTGCGATAACGCCACTTGCTGCACCACCAGAGAAAGCTGCTGTTGCATTCCAGTCGGCACCACTTACGGCCGTAATCTGCTCAGCCGTCACGGCGCCACCGCTCAGCGAAGCTGTTGCAGCCCAGGTGGCACCATTGAGGCTGACTTCTCCGGTATCGGCTGCGCCGCCTGTGAATGTGAGTGTGGCGATCCACGATGCTCCGATGTCGGCGACCCCGCCAGCGAAGGAGGCAGTGACAGCCCAGGCAGCGCTGGAGGCCCCCGAGGATGAGACTGAGGCTGCTCCGCCTGTCAGGGAAGCGGTGGCGGTCCAGTTGATACCCGGCACAAACGCATTGGGCACCGCTGCCGTCGCTTCTTGGAGCTCCAGGGTTCCGACCAGGCGGACTTGGACAGTGCAGATGCCGGGTGCGACGGAGTCCACGGTGGGTGGCTCCTGCCAGCGCCACATGATTGAGATAGTGTTGCGCTGGGCTAGCAGATCGCTAAGTACGCTGTCCCCTGGGTATGTCAGGTCTTTGGCAGCGCTGAATGTGTTCCAGTTGCTGTTGTCATCTGAGTATTGGAGGGTGAAACGCTTGAGGTAATAGGCTGAGCTCAATCCAGCAAGTTTTACGCCGTTGACCTGCTGAGCTGACCCAAAGTCATAGCTAATCCATAAATCGTTTAAGGTGTTGTCAGACGTGCTGAACAGTGTGAACGCCGAGAGGTTGTTATCCCAAAGGTTCTGTAAAGGTTGGTAGTAGACGATTTTGTTAGTGTTTCCACTAACTGGTGTTCGTTTTGTATTGTTCAAGTAAAAAGCGAGCTCCTGAAGGCCTATCCAGGGGGCTTCGGTTGGAGTGGGGCCAACGACGTTGGCGATGCGCCAATAGCGGGCTGAAGGGAATGGTGCGCTTTCGTAATAGATACGAGCTGCCAGATCTTCGTCGTCGATGCCCGCTACGACCTCGGGGGGAAGCGCCAGTGGGTGGAAGCTGGAGCGGCTCGAGCGGTAGCAGTTCAGCAAGGAGGCGCCCTGACTGTCTTGGACGTTGCGGAATGTCAGCGAGAGCTGGGCGCCGAAAGGCTTAGAGCCGAGCAGGCGAGGATAGTAAGAGCCGTCACGAGATCGTCCGTCTAGGACTGGGTAGCCACCGAGTTCTAAGGATCGACTGCTGGGTTTGAGTGTGGGGAACGCTATGGTCATTGCAGTACCCTCAACCGATCCGAATGAGTGGGCTCAATGTGTTGTCCCCTGGGTACTGCAGATTTACGGCTGCGCCCAAGGTAATCCAGTTGACGTTGTCGACTGAATGCTGCAGTACAAAGCCTTGGGGATAAGATGCTGCGCTATAGCCACCTAGCTTGATACCATTGATTTGTTGTGGGTAGCCCAAGTCGTTGCTGATCCATAAGTCATTCGCGGCATTGTCAGCTTTGCTGAACATCGCGAATGAATACAGGTTGTTATCCCAAAGGTTCTGTAAAGGTTGGTAGTAGACGGGTTTGTTGGTGCTACCTGCAATCGGCGCTCGCTTGGTGTTGTCAAAGTAGAAGCCCAGTTCTTGCAACATCAGCCAGGGTTCACCAGTCGGGTTGATGACGTTGGCGATGCGCCAGTAACGGCGGTAGGGGGAGTATCCAGCTACGACGTAACAGGCGTAGCCGTTGACAAGCCCTGCTCCAGTGCCAGGAGAGGTAGAGCCGTAGGAGAGTTCGGGAGCAGTGAAGGTGGGGACGATGCGGCCCTGGAAAGAGATGGTGACGGAGGACAGGCCGGGGACGATGGACTCCAGGGAGGGCCTGCCCAGGAAAAACCAGGCGAGCGATGATCCCTCATTTCGGATGAGGGCGGCCATGCTGGTGCCGATTCCCGCAGTGATCGAAGAGGGAAGGGTGACTGGCTTGCGGCTGCCGTAGGCGCTGTCGTAGGCGGCGAGGATGCTTTCGGCGGCGGCATCGGAGATGTTGCTGAACTTGAGGCGAAGCTCGGGCTCGGTGGCCTTGGCGGCGAGGAGGCGACGGACGGTGAGGCCGGCCATTGTCTGGGCCGTGCTCATCGGGTGCTTCCCGTCGATGAAGCTACGGGAGCTGGGGACCAGTGAGGGGAAGGTGATGGTATCCGGCACGGGCGTCATCTGCTGTCAGAGCCTGTGCGGGAAGCACCAGCGTATCGCCAGAATCGCAAACGATTAGCCATACTGAATCACCCAGTAGTTGTCTGAGATGTAGCGTTTCTCAGTTTGGCTGAAAGTGGGGAAGTTTTTGCCGATGAGAGAGATGCCGAAGTCATCAACAGGGTGGTGAACGGCTTCAATATCAATGATTCCTTCTTGGTTGATTGCAATGGATTCGATCTTGTAGGTGCGAACCTGTTTGTTGACTTGCTTGATCACGAAGAGGCTGCCAGTTGGACTGGCGGTTCCGTCAGACGAGACCACGACCTGGCCGTCGTAGACGGGCTCGGTGGAGCCGGCCCAGAGGGCTGCTGGGTAGGTGCCGGCCGCAAGGCTGTCAGGCTGGGTGGTGATCAAGGTGCCGTCCGCCAAGATCGCGCCGTTGTTGAACTCATCGTAGAAGGTGTGATCCATCGCCACTTTGATGTAGTCCCCGGTGCCCAGGCTGCTGGTCAGGCCATCAGGAGTGGTGGCGAAACGGATCGAGTGGGTGATCAGCCGCCGGGTGCGAATCACGTAGCAGGCAAAGTCGATGGCGTGCTCGACGTTGGTGCAGTAGGCCGAGAGATCGAAGCTCTCGATTGGGTCGGAGTAGGAGACGCGGTCGCGCTCGGTGACCAGGACTTCGCGCTCGGTGGGGAAAAACCCGGAGCTGGTGTAGTCGGAGCGGGAGCGCTCCTCGCGCCACTTGACGCTGGCCTGGATCGGCAGGCGGTCTTCCTGGTTGAGGAACTCGAGGGTGAACGAGTTTTCGACGGTGTTGCCCGTGGTGAACAGGGCTTTGATGGGGACGGGGCCGACCTCGGGGAAGTAGATGGCTGGGCTGAATGCCCATTTGCCGCCTTTCTGGCAGAGCTCGAGGAGCATGGTGCCGGCGATGTCGGCGGCGAACTGGCGGAGGTTGACTTTCTTGGTGACAGCCACGTCATAGAAGTAGCGGCGGTTTTGACACCATTGAGCTGCGGCGGAGAAGCTGACACTGTCAATCTGAGCTTCGCTGTAGGCGTCGCCAGCCCCGTAAACCGTAGAGAGCATCATGTCGCGCAGCACCCACGGGAACAGGTTGGTTACAACGTCATTGCCACCAACACAGGTTGTATGCCCTTGGGTGACGTAGGCGCTGAACTGATCCAGTTGGCTGATGTCGGTTCCGGCTTGGATGTTGAGGCCGACGGTGGCGATATTGTCGTACTTGGGGGTGGTGTCGTTCTCGGAGACGATATTGATGTAGGCGATTTCGTGTTCTGGTCCGCCTGTGGCAGTGGTCTGTAGCTCGCTATAAGCGAAGGCTTCGGCGATGCGTGCCCAGTCATCGAGGACGGAGGACTCATCGGTCCAGCCGATGCTGGGGCGACTTGAGGGCTCCAGGGAGGGAAGACGGAAGACATCTGCGCTTCGGCTGACGACGGTGCCAGTCCAAAAGACTCCGATGTTGGAGCCTGAGAGGGTGATGGATTCCTTGGTGGTCACATGGGCATCCAGGATGACCAAGGGGGGCTTGACTCCGCCGTTGGCGGTGTTGTAACGCATCTCCCACCCCGAGAGTGGCTCTATCATGAGCTCCCAGCGGCGTGATTCTGGGAACTCGAAGCGGATGGAGTTGTAGACAGCGGCGCTGGTTTGGCTGCGGACAGCGAAAGTGCAGTTGATGTCTGTCCAGTCAGGTGTGCTGCTGTTCTCCGCTCGACGGTAGATACGGAAGAAGCTGTAACGGGCTTCCACACGCGAGATGGAGCCGGACTGGTACGTGGATGTGCCTAGCTTTGCATCTTTTGAATAGGTCTTTTCGTCGAAACGCATACCTGCGTCGTCGTTGATCCTTCGCAGGTCGGGGACGTCACGAAAGTTGCAGAGGCCGTTGATTTGAATGCCAACGGTGGATCGGAAACCGATCTCGAAGACTCGGGCGGCGCGAGTGAGGACGACCGTGGCGATGGCACAGCGGTAAATCTGGGGAAAACTCGTTGCTGTCTCGAAGGTCTGTGGAGGGTTGAGACTTGCGAAGTCGACACCCCTGTTCCATTGTGGGGGCCTGATGGTCTGGTTTGTCCAGCTGGGCCTGAAGTTGCCGGGGGGTATGGTTCTGATTTCGCCGGCTCGCACCACCTTGAACCGGTAGGTTTTACCGTTCCCGCCTCCGATCGGTTCATTGTCGGCTTCGCTGATGAAGATTTCGGCCATGACGATTACTTAGTTGGGATTAAAGTTAGATAGAGGTAGTGTCATGGCGTGAACGAAACGTTTCTCATGATCGTGGTGGGTGCAGCGTAATAACCGTCTGTACCGCCACCGAAGACCATGCGCCCATTGGCAGGTAAGACCAATCTTGTTGTTGTGATCATCAGTGTGCCGTTTTTGTAGACCTGAACTGTCATATCATTACGGTTTGTGCCGGTGTAAACTATTTTCCAAGTGTATGTGCCGTAGATCGGGTCTTGTACGAAGTCCGTGCTGCCGTCCACTAAGTAAGTGGCACCGGTCCATGTCGTGGTTTTTTCGCCCGCTCGTTTGACGTAGATACCCTGAGTGGCTGTTTGGCCTACACCCCCGCCCCAAGGATTGAACGAGATAAAATGTGGGCTTGCAGTAGAGTTGTAGATTCCAATCGAGGCAAACCCGAGGCCGGAGCCTACGTAGGTTGAATCTGTTGCGTCGTAATCTAAAATACCGAAGCCCACTGCGCCACCTATGGGACTGGCTGCGGGCATGTCTAGGGTAAATTGTATGGTGAACTTGTTGTAAGCTAGCGAAGGTGTTGCAATGTTGGAAACTATAGTTTCTGTCATGTTCCCAGACGCTTGCAGTAGCTGGGCCTCTACAATCTCTCCGCTGCTGTTTGTCGTTAAGGAGCCGTAAGGGCCGTTCTTTCTCCAGCTGTTATAGTACGAGTAGGAATATACGTTGGTGTCTTCGATGTCGGTGTTTTCGACGTCGCGGTTGGTGAGTATGCACAAGCAGCTTCCAGCTTTGTAGAGCTCTCCGATAATGAGGGCGTCGTCAGCGGCGCGTTGGCGTGCGGCGACAGCTGATGCGATGTCAGTACAACGTGCTTCGCCGTCTGCCGCGCTTACTTCATTGTCTGTGTTAGTCGAGTTAAATATGATTTTTGTATTGCCGTCGCTTTCGCGTTCAAGTTTGTAGGTGAAGGTGTCGCCTGGATTGACGCTGTCCCCTGCACTGCTTGATAGAATCCCAGATCGACAGCTCCAGTGGTATTTGGCCTTCCAGGTGTCAGCGAGGGCCTGTGCGTCGTCGTCGCACAATGCTTTCATGTAGTTGCCGCTCTTGCCCGTCGGGACGATGCGCAGTACCACCGTCGGGCGGATCCGGGGGTTCACCCGGTAGCTCATGTTGTTGGGGATGTGGGAGAAGAGACCGAATTTGGTGGAGTTGGAGGGGCGAAAGGTGTAACAGAAGTCGGGCCTGAAGGTGTTGGCCTGACTGCGGATCTGGTAGACGTCGGCGGCGCCCCCGAGCTCGGAGTTGCCCGTGAGGTCTTTGGTGGCTAGGCGGCCAGTGAGACGGTTGCTGCCGGTCAGCCGGCCCCCCGAGGGCGTGAAGTAGATGGTCATGCGGCCCACCTCCTCGTTGGAGGTTGCGTCCTCGAAGCGGTAGGCCGAGAGGCTGTTGTCGCCGATGGCGAAGCCCCGTGGGTCCAGGGCGCCGATCTTGCCCTCCCCGAGCATGAAGATCGCCTTCAAGAACTGGTTGCCGTTTGTGCTGATCAGCTGGGACCAGAGGAGAGGGAGGTTGCAGCGGACGCCGCCGTAGGTGCCGGCCGGCCTCGGGGGGACAGCGCTCCAGGGGTCGCCTGGGTAAGCCGAGGCTGGTTGCGCGGGCAGGGACTGCCGGTTGGCGTAGATCAGGGGGATGGTGGTGCCCAGCGAGGCTGGTTGCTGGACCGAGTTGAAGCCCACACGGGGAGAGAAGCTGCTGTTCTCCGTGATGTTGTTGGCGTCTTTGGTTTTGTTGTCGATGCCGCCCGTGCCAGCCTTTTGCTCGCGGGGCTTGAAGAATGAGGCGGCGATCGTCAGGCCGACCGAGAGGGCGAAGGAGGCAATCGCGATGATGGCGATCAGGCCCGCCTGGGGGACTGACAGGTCGATGCGGCTCTTCTGTTTCACCTCCGTCTTGAAACGGCGGTAGTCGTCCTCGGTGATGCCCAGGAGTTCGGCGATGTGCCGGTCGTAGGGGAGGAGAGGCGGGGTGCGCTCAGACATCACGGAGCTTGTAAAAGGCGGTGGTGGCACGGAGTGTGCGGAGCGGCAGGGCCTGCACTCCGCGGCGGTGGTGGGGGATCAGCAGGAAGGGGCCAGGCACCACCACCCCGAGGCCGAGGGTGTACTCGCCAGCGGGGTCGCCGGTCTCGAGGAGGGTGAGGCTCCAGGGCTCGGCTGAGGGGATCTCTTCGCAGTGCCGGTAGAAGGCGTCACGGAGCTCGTCCCAGGACTCCTGGTGGGCCAGCTCGATCCAGTCATCGATGGCGGGCATGGGGTAGCCGGCCTCGGGGAGGAGGATCTTGGTGATCACCAGGCAGCAAGCGGCGCCGTCAGTACGAGGATCGGCGCCGATGCGATGTGGAAGGCCAATCCACTGATGCCAGTCATGGAGATCCATGGGCCAGTTTAGGCAGTGAAAATGGTGCCGGTAGGAGGGAGTGAGCCGACTAAATACTGCGAAAGCACGCGCTTTGGCACTTGTTCGCGTGTGGCGTCTAATGGACTACCGAGGGTGAGCGTTACTTTCTCGTAGTCATGGGAGCCGGAGACGCAGGACCAGACTTCGGTGCTGATTGTGTAGGACTCGGTGATGGAGGTGTCCTCGGGGGTGTCGAGGATGACGGTTTGGACGTCGATCAGCCAGTGGTTGGTGGCCGCTTCGGCGATCAGGTTGACGGTGAGGGGGTTGGGGGTGGTGATCAGGCTGGATTGACCGGTTTCGCCGCCGCGGCTGCTGCGGTTGCCGGTGAGGACGAAGGGGGCGAACTTGTAGGCGGTGCCGCCGTAGGTGCGGGTTTCGCCGGGGAAGAAGTTCTGGTAGCTCTGCCCGTTGATGGCGGTGCCATCGCGGAGGGTGAAGGTGATGTAGCTGGCAACGGCGATGTCCATCAGACTCCAAGCCTCCGGCGGGTGTTGACTGAGCGCTGCAGGCCCTCGTAGGCGAGAGCGCGACCACGCTCGGCGGCCTGCTGCATGCCCTTGCGATGTTGATCAGCGGTGACGTATTCGACGTTGTTGATGACGCGGGACTCGAAGCGAACGTCGATCGGGCCGGCGGCGGCCATGGCCTGACCGTCCTCGGGGGAGGAGCGGCGGCTTCCACCGAGGGCGCTGCGGGTGCCGGCGAACAAGTCTTCGTTGGAGGTGATGTGGCCCGAGGAGCCTGGGGTGAAAAGTTCGGGGCCGTTCTCGCCGACGATGTAGGGGCTGTTGGCCGAGACGGGGCCGCCCGCTGCGCGGAAGCCGAAGAGCTTGCCAAGGCCCCCACCGGGGGTGAAGGCACCGGCCAGGGAGGAGATTCCGCCAAAGATGCCGGCGATGCCCATCAACGTGTTGTAGGTACCGCCTTTTTTCATCTGGTTGACTCCGGCGATGCCCATGCCGATTCCGGCCAGGGCGCCGACTACGCCGCCGATGGCTTGTTGTAGGCCGCTGAAGTTTTTGGGAATGTCGACGGCGCTTTCGCCGGTCTTGCGAACAACGCTGGAGGTGACCTTGCAGGAGTTGCCCAGGTCCGCCAGGTTCTGGGTGGCGTTGGCCGCTTCGGTTGCGACGGAGTCCACGGCTTTGCCAGAGCTCACGCCTGGTGTCAAGGGGACGATGCCGTTGGCGGCACCAGCGATCTCGGTGGTCTTGCTGGTGATGGCAGTGGTGAGGCCATCTAGGGCGGTCTTGACGCTGCCGAGCGCTGTGGTGTTGGCCTCCTGGGCGATCTTGACTGGATCCTGGACGCCGAGGAAGTCCTTGAACTGCTTCTCAAGCATCTGCTGGACGGGCTTGAAGGCCGCGTCGAGCATCGAGTTGAGGATGGTGTCGGTGATGCCCTTGAGCATTTCCTCCATGGCCTGGCCGGTGTCGCCCCCGGTGAGGGCGGCCTTGATGAAGTTCTTTTGGCCGTCGACGATCGAGCGGCTCACGTTCTGGATGAGGCTCATCGTGTTGATGAAGGCAGTCGTCTCCTTGTCCATGGCAGCCAGGCTGGCGGCCGAGTCGCGGGTGGCTTTGGCGAAAGCCTGGAACTCGGCGATCTCGCTTTCCTTCGCCAGAAGGCCTTTGGCCTCGAGGTCGAGGCGGCGTTCAGTGATCTTGGCCTCAGCCTCGGCGCGGCGCTTGCCGTAGTAGTCGCCCTCGCCGTAGGCCGCTGCACGCTGGCCCAGGTTGCTGGCGCGGGCCGCTTTGATCATCAGGTCGTTCCCGGTGGTGGCGTCGTACTTGAGGCGGGCCAGTTCCGCGGCGATTTCGCCTGCGGCGTCGACCTGGCTGCCTCTGCGGAGGACATCGATGGCCTTTGCCCCGGCCGGGGTTTTGAGTGCAGCGGCGCCCTCGGGGGTAGTGCGGTACTTGGCGATGAGGCCCTCGAGGGCGGCAGCGTGCTGAAGATAGATGTTGTTACCAGCTAAAATGGTTTGAGACTTTGTAAGAATTTCGACGTCGCTTTCGCGGATCTTCTTGCCTTCGGTAATGGCAAGATTCACGAGGTCTTGAACGGCCTTGACTTCTTTTGTTTGGTTAATCAGCTTCGTGCGGGCCACAAATTCAGCCTCGAGATCTGCAGCGTTCTTTTTACGCCCTTCGTCATAGGTTTTGACTAACCGATCGTATTCAGCTTTGGTCATCTCATTGTCAGGTTTGGCCATGAGCTTGTCAAGGCCCTTAATGTAGTCTTTGCGCTCCTCTGCGATGACTTTTAGGGTCTTCTGATACTGAGTTGTAAGGTCAAGTTGTTCGGGCGTGACAACTTCCAGTTGCTCACTAGAGATGGCGTTGAGGGTTGTGAGGGTCTCTTTTAGTTCGATGTTTTGATCGCGGTATTGTTCAAGGTTCACTTTCGGGAACGAAGCCTTGGCAATGTCCTCAAAGGCTTTAGCGGTATTGGCTTTGGTGATGTCAGTTTGAATTTGACGAGAGCGCTCCATCGTTGCTTGAAGGCTCGCCTGCGCCTGATTCACCTGATCGATCGTGCGCTGACCGATTGAGGCGTCGAAGGTGGGGGCCGTGGGTGGTGCGACGGTGGCGGCAGCACGCGCTGCGCTGGAAGTAGTGGAGAGATAGCGGTTGGCTCTAGCCATAACCGCAGGTTTGGCCTGTTCAGTACCACCAGGGAGCGATGTCCATATCGGATTGAGCGTCTTGTCGAGCTCAGCGCGGTTCTCTTGTTCAAAAAGCTCTTTAGCTTTAGGTCGAGCTATGATGGCGTATTCTTTGAAACCTTTCGCAGCAGTATTAAAATCTGAGGACAATAAGTGCTTGACAACGTCTGTGTAGCCAAGTGATAGCAGGCTAGTTTTGGTATCAGGGGTCAGTTGGAAGTAGCCACGAGCTCCTGTTTTCGGGCTGAGAGCTGCTGATCCGTCTACGCCATATCCACCTTCAAGGTTTGAGACGCGCTTGGCGTAGCGCATGAAGAAGTCATCGTTCGCGCTTGCTCCGGCGGCGTTGGTGCCGCCGCTCAGCACTTTTTGTAGGTGACCGGCTTCAAAGGCTTCACCGTTTGGACCTGTGAATCGAGCACCGAGGCCTAAGTCACCCCGAACACCGAGATTGGTCTGTGTCCAGCCGGGGCGAAGGGTGAATGGCGTGCCCTGTGGTATCTCGAAGTCAAGGGCACGACCTGGGTATCTGCGATGAGTATCAGCACCGGACCCATACTTAGTGGAGATCGATGAACCTCCAAAATCCAAAGCAGAGTCAACCATCTTACGGAGATCTGAAAGATTCCCGTTGCCGACTAATTGGACGTGAAGGTGAGGTCCAGTGCTGTGGCCTCGGGTGGGTCCGCTCTGTCCACCACCAGTCTCACCACCTGTGCCTGCCGCCCCGTCTCCGCCGACACCGTCAGCTGCGTCGTTCTTGCGGATGTTAGAGCGCAACTGCTCCTGCCCTGTCTTGAACTGTTCTAGTTTCTTCTCGTATTCGCCGACGGCGATACGCATGTTGTAGATCTGGCGCTCGGTTTCGATCTTGAAGTTGGCTAGGGCCTTCTCCATGTTGGCGAATTCGAGCTGCATGCTCTTTTTGGCGAGCTCGATGTCAAGTTCGCCCTTCTTCTTGGTGCTGAGGTAGGCGACGACGGCCTCGAGGGCGGCGCGGGAGCTGCCCTGCTCACCTTCGAGCATCTTGATGTTGGCCCGCTCGACGGCCTGGATCCTGAGTTCGCCTGCGGCACGGGCGTTTTCGATCTCTTTCTGGCGGGTTTCCTGCTGCTTCTGGAAGACGGCGTTTTCGAGGGAGCGGCGCTGGTCGCCGATGGAGTCTTCGAGCTGCTTGCGCTGCTTTGCAAGTTCGGCAATGAGGCCAACGTTCTGTTGGGCTTGGATCTTGATGTTTGCTTCGAGCTTTGCTTTGTCTTCTGCGATGTCGATCTTCCCGAGCTCAGCCTGGATACGATCGCGTTCCTTTTTAAGATTCTTGACTTCTACTCGACGTCCATCCAAGTAGAGCTGCATCTCCATAGGGAGTGCCCATTCCGATCCGCCTGCTCGTTTGATTACGGTTGCGTTTTCTTTCTCAATAGCTTTTATTTTGTCTGTGTACTCCCTGATTTTGGTCTCGTAGTTGCTGACTGTGCTCGTCTTGAGGCTCTCAAGGTATGCTTTTTGCCGTTTTTCAGCGGTTGTAGATTCTTCTCCTACATCTTTATAGGCACCAGCAAGATCTTTGATGGCCTGTTGCCCTCGTTTCTCTTCTGCGATCTCGGATAGGCGTTTCTGGTAGCGCCCCCAAAGATCTATAACGACTGTGATGGCGACTTGAAGTGCCAGCAAACCGCCTGTCATTGCCAAGTTGTCCATTATGAACTTTCTGATGTTCGTGCCGTTAATTCCTTTGCCGAAATTGTTGACGGCGTTTGCAGCACCTTGCGCTTTCACAGACAGTGCTTCAAGTGCGGCAGCGTTGCCTGCTAGGGCAGCACTGTTTGCAGCAGCAGCAGCCGAACTGGCTGCGAAAGACTCAATCAAAGCTATAAAGGCCTTTACGAGGTTGCCAACAAATCTGATGGCACCTCCGATCATGGCGATCGTAGAAGCGATACCAGCTTTTATGACCGTGAATCCAGTTATCAGCAGCGGTAGAATTGGTTTCCAAGTCTGTACTACAAACGTCCCGACTGAGATGATCGTTGTGATTGTATTGAGGCCAGTCTGTCGTAAAAATCCGAACTGGACGTTGAGTTGAGTGATGTATTGGACTAGAGGTAGCTTCAGCAGTTCGCCGTAGACACTGAGTACGCCGGAGAACGCTGTGGCGAGGCTGGTGACAACGGGGATTAGGGTTTGGATGGTGGTCAAGATGACCTGGATGTTGCCGACTTGGAGGGAGACGAAGGCTTTGGCCAGGTCGAAGAGGCCCTTGCCGACGGTGGCGATGCTCTGGCTGATGCCGTCGAAGATCTGGGTGAGGGGGGCCATCACCCGGCTGATGGACGCTTGGATGAAGCCGAAGGCGTCGCTCAGGGCGGTCTTGGCTTTGTCCAGGGCGGGGGCGACGTCGGGGCCGCCAATGGCTTGGGCAGCTTTGGAGCCTTCGCCGATGCGTCCGAGGGTGACGGCGGCCAGGCGTCCGGTAGCGCGGCCGGCGCCTTCGGCGATGGCAAAGACTTGCTCGCGGATCTTGAAGAGGAACTCGAAAGTGCTGCTCAGGCCGTTGAGCAGGGGGTCGAGCAGGCCGGCGCCGAAGCGCTGGTTGACCAGCTCCCAGAGGTCCACGATGTTGGACATCACACCGCTGAAGCCCTCGGCGGCGATCTTCTGGCCGGCGACCGCGGCGGCGAGCTTGTCGTTGACGAACTTGATGACGCCGCCTGCCTTGCTACGGGCGTCTGTGATGTCCTTGTTGGTGATCCCCAGCGCGTGCGCTAGGTAGGAGTCCATGTTGATGTCGCCCCGGAGCATCGAGCCGATCTCCTGGCGGGCCTGTTCCAGGGGGAGGCCGAAGGTGCCCAGGGCCGCAGCCAGACCGACGGCCATGTCTTCGGCATCCTTCAGCCCCCCTCCGACCTGGCCGATCTGTGAGGCGACGATGCCGAAGACCTCGATGACGTCGTTGGAGGTGACGCCCGCGAGCTCGATGGTCCGGTCTCGGATGCTGGCGATGCGCTTCTCGATCTCACCCGTCAAGGAGACGATCTTCTGGTACGGATCGGTGACCTCCTTGCCGTCCTTGAAGACCCGGTTGGTGCTGGCCAGGGTGGTCTGGGTCTTCAGCATCGTTTCGCGAAGCTGGATCTCCCGGCCGATCGTGTTGTCGAAGAAGCCGGTGTAGGCCTGCTGCAGGACGCCCACGGTCTGCTTGACCGCAAACAGGGCGAAGCCCACTCGGGCCAGCTGGTCCACCAGGGACATCGACGCCTTCTTGGCCGTGTCCATGCTGCTGGCCAGGATGTGGCCGGCGCCGGAGGCTTCCTTCAGGGCCATCGTGGCCTGCGGGGCCTTCTTGATTCCGTTGATCAGGGTGTCGATGTCCCGCAGTGGGTCACCGATGCCTGGCAGCATCTTGGCGACGCCATAGAGCGACTTGATATTGTTGGCGGCCTCGTGGATACCTGTATTCAGGTTTTTGACTGCTGTATTGACTCCGCTTAGATCAATATCTAGCTTTCGTGGTCGTGTTGCTGTATCGGCCGCTTTGTCGACTTGGTCGAGCTTCTGCTGAGCATCTGCAGTATTGGCTGTGACTTTGAGGAAGTATTCAGTCACGACCTGGGCTCTGTACTTTGTGTCATTTTACCCGGATTCGTCCGGGGGGCGCATCATGGCGGTGAATACGTGTACTGGTATCTTGTGCTTCTTGGCTAGATCAACAAGCAGTAGTTTTGTAGCTTCGTCGGCGCCGACTTTCTTGGCTTTGTCGCCCTCGGGGGTGTAGTCGGGGAAGGGGAGGAACTCTTTGGGTTGGCGGCTCTTGTTGGTCTTGTCGCCGAAGTGAGCGAGAGCGACCTCGTGGACCAAGGTGGCCAGGCGGGCGGCGGTCACGGAGCTGACGTTGGCGCGGGATTGGTCGTCGTCGTCCAGGCGCCGGAGGATGTCCCGCAGCACGTAGATCGGGGTGCGCAGGAACCGGTCTGGGGGGTAGTCGGGGCCGAGGGGAGAGAGTCGGATGCGGAAGTAGACGCTCTCCCAGTCGGGGTCCGGGCTGTTGAGGAAGTCCTCGCAGTCCTTCAGGACTTCTTCTGGGGTGGGTCGCTCTCGGGGGGCTCCGTGTCGTTTCCCTCCGGGGCCGGCCAGCCGTCACGCTCCCAGAGGACCAGCTGGAAGATCTCCCCCACGAGGTTGAGGGGGGTCTGGTCGGTGTCGGCGTCGGACCAGTCGGGCAGCTTCACCCACTCCTTGGAGCCGGGGAGCTTGGTCTCGCCGCGGAACTGGAGCAGGAGGGTGGCGAAGGCGCTCTGCTGTTCGGTGGAGCCGGGGGCCTCGTTCTGGATCTCCTCGAGGTCGCTGGCGTAGTCCAGCAGGATCTGGTTGTCCTGGCGGCCGTCGGCGTCGCTCAGGAGGTCCAGGGCCTGTTGGGTGGCGCTGAGCTTGGTGATCGTGCCGTCTTCTTCGACGGTCTCGGTGTCGGCCAGGTTCTTGTCTTTGGCGATGCGTTGAGCGAGCTTGATGGTGCGGTAGGTCGACTTCGTTTGAGCGCGGGCCAGTTTCTCGATACCTTTGGCTTCGCCTGGCAGTAGAGCGTGATAGATCGGGAACCTGAATGGACCGATCTTGTGGTACTCGTCGGTATCGAAGAGGACGCTGGCGTACTTACTCATGGGTTATCGGGAGGGCGATCGACCAGGCTCGGGTGGGTGCGGGCTGGTTGATCGCCTCGTCGGGCAGTTGCACATCCAGATTAACGCCGTTATGCGAAAGGCGTATAAGCTGGAAGGGGTTGAGGGGTTCAACGTACAGGGCTCCACAGTGAAGGGTGGAGCCTTCTACTTTGCAGTTGACTGCATAGACAGTGTGCGCGGGATCTATAAGGATGTCGTGTTGATTCATTGGCAAGAAAAAAGGGGCCTGGAAGGCCCCCTTGGTTGGCTCGAACCAGTCTGACGAAGATCAGGCGGTGCGGAAGGTGGTGGTGAAGCCGCCGAGGGGGCGCTTGACGCCGGAGGCGGAAGCGGTGCCGGTGCCGTCGACAGCCTGGGTGATGGCGCCGTCGGCGACACGCAGGCGGTAGATGGTGGCAGCGCTCAGGGTGGGGGTCGGGTCGATGGTGACCACACCGCTCGACAGGGTGACGGCGGCGGGGACGGCCACGCCGGTCGAGGCGACCTCGAGGCGGAAGCCGGAGCCATCCGTCTGGCCCAGGGCCAGCTGGGTGAGGGCAGCGGTGCCGTCGCTGGTGTAGGTGACGGTCAGGTTCGAGGACACCACAACCGCGCTGGCGTTGTCCACCGGGCTGACGGCGTAGCGGCGGGTGCCGCTGCCGGAGGCGGTGGCCAGCAGGCCAGCTTGGACGGAGCCGAAGGTCAGGGCGGTGCTGCCGGCGTTGTAGCGGCCGAAGACGGCCTTGCCGCGGGACATGGTGTCGAACGAGATTTGGGTCAGACCTTCGGCCGACTTGGACTCGTTGTAGTTCATGATCACACAGTTGAAACCTGTGTAGTCATAAATGTAGTCACCGGAGGTGCCGTTGAGCGGGCCGAGCTCTTTGAGGAACTCGATGTAGATCTCGTAGTCCTTGTTGTAGCGGGCCTTCTCGATCAGGGCGAAGCCTTCCTCGTACTCGCCGCGGAACTGCGGGCAGGTCTGGCCGGCAGGGATTTCGGAGTTCTTGAGGAAATAGCCGCTGTTGCTCGCTTGGACGCGGGAACCGGTGATGACACCGTCGCCCCAGCCTTCGTCACCGAGGAGGCGGAAGCCTTGCTCGTTGTCCTGGATCTGGAAGTTGGATTGGGTCAGGCCCTGGATCTCGACGTACCGGGTGCCGGTGTCGAGGGTGGGCAGGGTGATGAAACCGTCGCTACCACGGGTGGCGAAGTAGCGGCAGGGAGGGGTGAGGTCCACGGCACGGACGAGGGTCCGGTGAGCCTTGTGGAACGACAGCCCGATGGCGTAGTCAGCCATGGTTGGGGACTCCTTAGGGGATCGGGGGGTTCAAAACGGCGCCGCTGATGCGGGCCGTCAAGGCCTCGTAGGTGGCCTCAGTGCGGGGCAGGTACATGACCTGATCCCGCGGGAATGTGCGAGCCAGACGGCGCCGGATGTCCAGCACCGAGATCGGCATCACAGTTCCGTCTTTGGTGCCGTAGTTGGTGAAGCGGACAAGCCACCTCTCGAGTTGCACCAGACCGGACATCGTGCCCAGGTCTGCAATGTCGTCAGGGACGTCATTGATCGTGCATTCGATACCACCAACTTTCCAGGAGGAAGGCACCATGTCTTTGCCGGTCACAAACACTGCAGGAATGCAGGTCTGGTTGGGCAGGGTGTAGTAACCGGGCCAGCTGGCCTGCGGCTTGAGCGTGACGCCATCGACCTCGTAGAGGTTGAGGAGGTGACGCTCAACGGTGCGGCGCAGGTCCAGGGCCGAGGGGCAGGGGGAGATCGTCGTCATCGACGTCCCTCCTCTGCCAGGGCCTGGGCCAGGTACTCGCCGAACTTGGCGGGGGCCTCAGACAGGGGGGCCTGGGTCCAGGGCCGGCCGGGGAAGGCGCGACCATCGAGGCCGACTCCGCCCTCGTGGACCTGTCCGGCATATTCCACGGGCCAGGTGAAGGTCACAGAACCATCGAAGTTGATGGTTCGTGTCTGGCTGGCGCGAAGGCGGCCGGTGTCAACGACGTCCCGCAGTTGCGGGGGCGTCGGGTACTTCCACTTCACGGCGGAGATCTCCTGCGTGAAACGGATGTCGAGGTAGTCAGCGGTCTGGGCCACAGCTTGTGCTGCCGCTCGCTTCAGCACCTCGGACAGAGGACTCGGCTTGCTGTTCATCAGGGGCCTCCCACGACACGGAAGGTGCCAACCAGGGGTTGGCGGAGATCGCGGTAGGCGCCCTGGTTCATCGAGAGGGCGAAAGCCAGCTCGAAGCGGCCTCGGAGACCGTTGACGACGGCGTCGGCCTGGCTGCCGTTCGTGATTCGCGGATCGAGAACAGCAGGGGAGAGCAGACGGCCTTGGACGGAATAGGCCGTGGTGTCAGCGCCGGGTTGGCCCTGCCAGAACGGCTGCGCCGGCTGGAGGGAGGCCAGGTACTCCACGACCTCGGTGGCCGTGGTGGCGTTGCCGGTGGTCGGATCCGTGGTGACCGTGCCCGTCGGAACCTCGAACGCCAGCGTTGCGTTCCCCACGGGGGCGTAGGCGGCGATCGTGGCGGCGGAGATGGTCAAATTGCGAATCCGGTGAGGGCCAGGCCCCTGAACAGGCGCTCGTACTCCTGGCCGTAGAGGGTGGACTGGGTCAGCTGCCCACTGGGCGGGCCAGAGGGGGAGCCGACTTGCATGCCGATCTGCATCGTCCTCGTGGAGAGCAGATGGGCGGCCAGGTAGGACGCTCCGTCGGCGCGAACCGCTCCCCACACGGAGGGGGGAGTGGCCCGACCCGCCTCGCTCAGAGCACCGTCGACCACCGAGGGCGATTGCTCGCCGAACTCGGGGAATCGAGAGAGGAACTCGTGGCGGGTCGGGAGGGACATCAGCCGGCGCCCTCGGTGATGGCACTGATGCGCTTGCTGATCGCGTTCTTCACCCGGATGCGGGACTCTTTGGCGTCCCACTTGCGCAGCTGTTCCAGATCGAAGGAGTCTTCGATCAGGGCCAGGGCGTCGGTCAGGGAGAGGTTGGTGATCCCCTCCTTGGCGGCGACCTCGGGGCTGACGAGCTCGGGGGACTCCTCCTCGACGATGCGCAGGGCACCGATGGAGAGGAGGGTCTTGACCACGTCGTAGCCCTTGATCTTCTCCCAGGTCTCTTCGGAGAAGTCGCGATTGACTCCGCCTGTGAGTTGGGCGTACTCCGAGTTGCCGTTGCCGTTGATGAAGCTGAAAGCAATGGTGCTCTCAGCGGCCATCGGGGGGTTTTGGAGCTCGGGACGGAAAGCGAGGATCATGATCGGGTGAAGTGAGGAGCCAACCTGTTCAGGAAGTGGATGGAGAAGGTCAGGCCTTTTCCATGACGATGGTGCTCTTGGGGTAGTAGAGCGCCAGGCCACCGATGCGGGAGTGGGCCGCAATGGTGAACTCGAGGCCGCGCCGCTCGGGAGGGAAGAACTCCAGGGGCTGCGGGATGTGCAGCTGGAGCTTGTCGGGCGAGCGGTCGTAGCAGATGATCCGGTCCTTGGACAGGAAGCCGAAGGACTTGGTGGCTTCGAGCTCGTTGATGGGCTCGATGCTGGTGATCATCGGGTTGGTGCGGAGGAAGAACTCCATCACCGTGGTGTCCGACGTGGTCGAACGGGGCTTGGTCGAGATGATGCGGTACACGTTGTAGGGGACCAACATCGTGTTCGGCATCTCCTTCATGTTGGAGTTCTGGACGAGGCGGGTGGGGGCCTCGTTCAGCAGTTCCAGCATCTCGTCGGTGGTTGCGGCGTCGAACCAGACGGAGGGGACGAGCTTGTCGACCTGATCGTTGTTGAAGAAGCCCTTCATGCCCGAGGGGGAGTCACCGAAATAGGCGATCTCCTGGACTTTCTCCTCGTAGGCGCGGCGCACGGCGTTGGCACGGCGCTGCTCCAGGTTCATGTTGGGCACCATGGCGGCGGCCCGCGTTTCCTGGACGGAATAGGCGAACGAGCCGCCCAGGGAGCGAACCGGGTAGTTCACTTCCTTCCGCAGGACGTCGGCGCGGGGCAGATCCTGTGCCTTGTCACCGATGATCTTCATCGAACCTTGCTTGTCGAAGATTCGATAGGTGAAGCTATCGGCGCCAGGTCCGACCTCGGAGGAGATCGGGATCAGGGTGCTGTACTTGATGTCGGCGTACTCGACCTCGAAGGTACGGGAGAGGATGGTCTCCAGTTCCCTCGCGAGAAAGACGCCGACCTGATTGTCGAGTCGGGTGTCGTTTGTCATGGGGGTAGCCGTCATCAGACGTCGGCGGAGAAGGTGGCACCGGGCAGGTCAAACTCGAGGAGAGCCAGACCGGCAGCGGAGGTTTCGGACAGCCAGCGGGCGCCCGAGGTGACAGCGATCGTCTTGTTGGCGACCGCGGTTTTGCCCCACCGGCCCAGGTAGGCGGTGGCGATGGTGCCCGAATGGTCCACTTTGTAGAAGCGGACGGCGTCACCGAGGCTGACGGCGACGGCGGACCACACCCAGATCACACCCTTGGACAGGATGTTGACCGCTTGGCCACTGGCGTAGCCCATGCGGCCATCGGAGGCCAGCGGGCTGGGGTTGGGGATGTAGGCCTGGCTGCCAGAAACGCCCTCGTGGATGAGGGTGTCGACGGTGAGGCCGACGATGAGCGTGGCACCGGTTGCCTGCTCGATCGCGTATTGATCGAGGGTCGTCGGGTTGTTATCGGTCATGCAGGGCACGCCGAAGGGGATGGCCGCGCCGCTTTGATTGAAGTAGCTCCGGGTCACATAGGCCTGGAGGTCGGCAATCATGCCCTCGTGGCCCACACCTTCCCGCTGGGGGTAGGTGCCTTGGGCGCCGATCGGGTTGGCGACGGTAGTGGCGGTGAAAGTAGTTGCCATGGGAGGTTCTCCTTACTTGGTGGCGGTGAGAGGACGCTTCCAGGCTTCCGCTTGCCGTTGCCGGTAAGCCGAGACCGGCTGGTCGGCGTCGTGACGCTGCGCTCCGCGCAGGGCGTTGCGAAGGCGGGAGGTGTAGTCGACCGCGTCGCCGCGCTCGTCTTCCTCTTCGAGGTCGTCTTCCTCTTCGTCGTCACCTTCCTCGTCTTCGAGGTCGTCCTCGGAGTCGTAGTGGGCGGCGAGCAGGCCGTCGACCACGCCGTGGACGTATTCGTCGCTGGCGTCCTCGGAGGGGGAGGAACCGGTCAGGTTCTCGAAGGCTTGGACGTAGAGGTCGTCGTCGCCGATGCCGTCGAACTTGAAGTCAGGCTCGAAGGCGAGGGACAGGCGTTGAAGGGTGGAGAGGCGGGCAGCGACCAGTTGGTCGAGCTCCAGGGCGTCGATGCGAGAGGCGCCTTCACCGTCGCTGTTCCCGAGAGCGTTCTCGAGGGCGTCGGCGCGGCCTTCGGCGGATTCCTTTTCGGTGGCGAGGGTTTCGAGTGCTTCCTCCAGCTCGTCAACCCTGGCTTGCAGGGCTTCGTTGTCGGAGGTGGCGGCCTGCAGCTGGCGTCCCATGTCCCTGGCGAAGGACTGGACCGCCGTAGCTGCTTCCGCGGGCAGATCGATCTCCAGGCCGTCGAGTTTGACGGTAGCCATGAGGGGAGATGCAGTTGGATTGATGGGTGACACCGAGTCGTCCTCGTGCTCGGCCACGGCGTCAGCCGCATCCATGCGATCGAGGAGAAGTCGAACCTCAGGGCCTGCACGGCCTCGGGGGACGATGGCGATGTGGTTGACCCTGATGTTGCGCTGGACGCCGTCGTAGGACTCGCCCTCGGGGGTGAATCCGGGGGTGGGGTCGAAGTCGACCTTGTAGCCGGCGGAGACCTCGGTGGCCTCTTTGCGCTTGATGCGCTCGACGGAATCTGCGTCGGTGACGACGAGAGCCACTTCAACAAAGCCATCAGAGAACTTGACTTGGGAGCCGGATGTTCCCTTGCTGAATTCGCTGGTGTTTGTTGCGTCGAGGAGGACCGGGGGGTGGGTCCACGTCACGGGTTTCATGCCGAACGTCGCGAGGGTGTCGGGGTTGCCGACTTCCTCGGGCGGGCGATATTCCCGGACCTGGGAGCCATCAGCACGCCGGTACAGCTGTGTGCCCGTGCGAGCCGCTCGACACCAGACCCTGAGGTAGCCCTCGGGGGTGGTTTCGCTCCTGGTGATAGGGGCGAAGTCGTAGCGGCAGACTGATGCGTCCATAGGGACAGATTACGCACTTCAGCTGTGGGCGTTAGCCTTACCCGCAGAGCGGATACCGTTGCGTGGCGATTCACAGGCAGCTTGTAATGTGTCGACGACTGCGTGTACTACGTGAAGAGAAGTTGTTGACGCAGAGTGACGTTGCAGAGAAGCTAGGGGTTAGTCAGGCTGCGTATTCAAGGCTGGAGAAAGGTGAGATTGAGGTATCGCTGAATAAGCTGATTAAGTTGAGCGAGTTGTATGGGTTGTCGCTTGCGGTGCTGTTAGAGGGGGTTTAGCGGCGGCTGGTTTTGCCTGAGCACTTCCACTTGGCGCGGGAGAGGCAGAGAGGGGTGTTGCGCTCGGCGCCGGAGCAGTCGTAGCCCTCGGATTTCATGTCACCGAAGGAGCGGGCGCAGTAGTTGTCGCCCTTGGAGGTGCCGGGGGCGATGGTGTAGCCC